ATACAGTAGCAAAACACTCATTCATAGTAGGAATATACTGGGTCGCATTTACTATCTTAGCATTTGGATTTGTGTTTTGCGGAAAGGAAAAGAAATTCAGATTTGATATATATGACTTTGTCTTAATAATTCTTAGCGTCTTATCTGTAGTTCTTTTTATCTTGATACTGATTTAATGTTTAAAAGGGGCTCTAAGATATCTTAGAGCCCTTTAAAATTTTCTTATGTCTTTATATATAAAACAAGAATTACCATCCAAATGGGTCTTGTTCTCTATTATCAACAATAGGTCTCAAAACTCCATCATCTTTGTCTTCTTTTATATTCTTATCAACATCTACAGTCACATCTCTAACCTCAGACTCTATGTCTTGGTCTGTCTTTGTGTTCAAAATAGACTCAAAGTAGTTATCTAAGACTTTAAAGTTTTCATCTGAAATTTCTATGTTTTCTTCAATCTTCTCAGGACTGTCTCCTTCGACTTCTAAGGTATTGACTAAGTCTTTGTCTTGGATATCATCATGCAATTTAAACTGATAAGAGTTCAGTGTTAGTTTAATAACAGACTTAAGGTCAGTATATGCCCAAAGATTGTTGACTCCAGGAACTTTGAAGTCAACATCTGTTATCTCCATTACTTGGTTACTTGGGAATACTATCAGAGCACTGTATAGTGCTTCTAAGTTAATTCCCAACTTAGCTAAACTCTTAGAACTAATAAAGACTTCATTACTATAAAGATAATTGAGACCAAACTCAGTAAACTGATACTCTTGTCTTTCAATGTCGCTTTGGTCAGCAGGTAAGACATCAATATCAAAGATGTTTAGTCCATTAGTCTTTATATTAGACCAGTCTCCAAACACAGTAAAGTCTATGTTTTGTTTAAAGGTGATAATCAGTTTACATTGGACTCCATAAAGTCCTATTGCTTCAGCAATAATATTATTATGGAGACTGTATTCGTTCTTGTGAGTAAAGTTTAGATTAAATCCCATTTATTACTCCTTAAACTGATTTAAGTAGTCTTCTAATTCCTGTTCCTTAGAATAGTCCTTAGAGATATCAAAACCACCTACGTTTCCTGGATTTTGCTGTCCTTGTTCCTGAGGCTGAGACTGCTCAGGGTTTCCGTTTTCTTCAGTGCCCTCCTCACCATTCTCTTTTCCTTCTTCATCTTCATAAGAATCCCCTGGCCAAGGATTTTCATCAAAGTCTTCAGGGTCAGTAAAGACCTTAGGTGCTAAGTCCTGGATAGTCATTGGATTTCCTTCAGCATCTGTCATTCCAGCTAAACCTGCTTCAGTTCCTAACTCAATATCAGCTAACTGGTAGAAGATATCAAACTTACCTGACTTCTTCTCTTCTTCGATGTCATCTAAGTAATCGTTTACCTGGTTCTCAGTTAAACCAAAGGTTCTCTTCATCAGTTCCTTAAATGGCATCACTGTTCCACCTATCTCCTTAATAGACTCCCATGCTTCAATCTTGTCATTTAAAAGTTGGATTTTCATCTTCTCTATAAAGAGATTTTCATTTGTAAAGTCTATATTGATGGAGTTATTATATCTGTCCCATTCGTCTTCCTTCATTATTCCAGTGCTTACTACTTCTCTCTTTAGTAAGTCTTTAAACAACTGAGAATAAACCTTTCTCAGTCTTGAAATAAAGCACATAAACTGGAGGTCTTCCTGAGTAGTCTCAGTAGCATCAATAGCAAACGCATGGTCAGCATCTTCATCAATGTTTAAGTGAGACATTGGAATGTGTAAAGAACGATACAGTTTTCTGTTTAGATATAAGATATCAGTGATTTCGCCTAAGTTCTGTGTTTCATCTAAGGTTTCTACCTGAACACCCTTGTCACCACCTCTGTTACTGAACCAGTAGTCTTCAACTAAAGATGTGATGTGCTGTTGGTTAGAAATTTCTCCAGTTTCATTATTATAAAACTTCTTATACTTAAATCTTCCTTGGACTTCCTTCATGTATGCTTCTGCTCTTTGTGGAGGAAGTTTACCAACGTCCACATTAAAGACTCTTCGTGCTACACTTCGAGAAAATCTTAAAGGAATAAGTAAGTCTTCCAAGGACCTTAACATATTGGCTAACTTTAGACTGTATTCTAAGTAACTAAGACATAACCAGTTGTCTTCATAGAGACCAAAGTCCATTCTTACAATTTCTTCAGGACTGTAAGTTTCATTCTCCATTTGATTAAAGTAGATACAGTTTGGAGAGTTTTCGACATACTTGTAGACTTTGTCCTGAAAGTCAAAGTACAGACCACAAGGTTCGATTTGTCTTAGTTTCTGAATCCCTTTCTTAGTTGACTTGTCATACTGACAATGGATAATCAACTGTCCGTCAATGTATGCTTTCTTAACAACTTCAAAAAGGTTTTTGTCAAAATTACCTAAGTCAATTATCTTGTCAAAGGCCTTTTGAAGAGCATTTACAAGCGCTTCATTGTCAATTTCAACATTTAGCTTCAAAGGGAATCCTTCGTAAGCAAAAATTATCTCATTTGTTATAATATCAATAGCATTAGAAACTTCAGGTTGCATAGCGCATGCCCTGTAGTTTTTAATTTTAATCATCTGTCTTTGAACTAACTCTTCCTGTGTCATCTCTGAGAAAGGAGCCAACAGGTTTTCCTCTTGGTAGTCAAAGAAGTCTGTAAGTCTTAGAGAACCATTTTCGTCTGAAAGGTTGTTTAAAACATTTCTTGGATTAACTGTAGAAGACATTTTCTTAGTCTTATGAGGTTTGAAAAACGCCTTCACTTTTTCTGTCAAAAGCATATAAATCTCCTAGTTGATTTTAAACTATTTATATTTTTATTAAAAAGTTAAAGTCAAATATAAATATACAAAAAAGGAGATTTTTATGGCTGAAATGATGTCTCCTGGTGTCTATGTTACTGAGATAGATGCCAGTGAAATTGTCCCATCTGTGTCTTCTTCTACAACTGTCTTTGGTGGAGATTTTACCAAAGGACCTGTAGAGAGATACACTGAGATTACTTCTGTAGATGACCTAATCGAATTCTACGGACTTCCAACAAACGATAACTATAATGACTGGTATCAGTGTTATAACTTCCTTCAGTATGGTAGCAGACTCTTAGTTTCAAGAGCATGCAACCTGAATGGCTATCCTATTTTTACTAATTCTAAGTTTAAAGGGATTAGTTCACAAGAAGGATATGGAACTATAGACTATGGTATCTTTGGTTATGGTGATGGCTTAGATGACCAAAAGGTTCTTATTGATTCTAATCCAGGTTTAGTTCCTGGTGATGTTATCTGCTTTGCTGAGAATGTGAATGACCCTGCGACAGTTATTGACGAGTCAAAGACTGAGAGATACTTAATTGTTAGAATTGAAACAGTGTCAGATGGTCATGGGCACAATATTGTAGCAATGAAATTAGACAGAGACTTAGAGCTTCCTCCTGAAGCATTAAAGACCTTAGAACCAACTCAGTCTAATATCATAAATTTCTATACTGACCGCCCAATAGTAGTTAAACTCTTAGAACATCATAATGGGAGTTGTGAAGCATTAGAATATGGTAATCATACTCTATTAGGTAAGAATAAGAAACCTCCATATCTGACTTGGAAGAAGAGTTCTATTAGATTTATGAAATACGAGTCAGGTGCTTCAACAGGAACCTATGAAACTAACATTGTCAACTACAGTGTTCCAGTGTTTATTCCAAATGGTCTAAAGGGAACCAATGTAGTATCTCAGGATGATGTTGACGCAAAGGAAGGTCAGGGTGATAACTTCTTTAGAATCATTCAGAAGTCTACTTTAAATGAAGATATGGGTGTATTATTTAAGACTAATATAAAAGTTAAAAATCCTGATGATTTTGACTACAAGGATACTTCAGGTTCTATTGCTTTTAGTACATCTAAGTCTAAGTTGAAGTTTATGACAAGAACTCCAGGAAAAGCAAGTTCTTACTATAAGATAGCAATTTGTGTTCCAAGTGACTTTGCTTCTAATGACAAAGCACACACTGGAAATCATTGTACAAGATATGTTGTTCCAGGAATCCCAGTAGACAACTTATTTGAGTATGCTCCAAAGACTGACTCAGCACAGATAGCAGTTGTTATCTATGACGAGATTGCTAAGGAAGTCAAGGAAAGATATATTTGTTCCTTAGACCCTGAAGAAAAAGACTCATACAACAACAGTATGTTTATTGAAAAGGTCATTAACAGAACATCAAATATTGTTTATGTTAAGTGTAACAATGCAACTACCGAAGACTCAAAGAAAGAAATCTATCCTTGGGTAAGTGATAATGGAATTGGTGAATGGAATCAGAGTAGTACTCCTGAAATGGTTCCTAATGTAGAGTCTTATTGCTTAGTAGCAGACTCAGAAGGAAACTACTTTGGTGTTACCCTAAGTCCATTAGATGCAAGTGATTCTCCTATACAGAAGGATGACTTACTCAGTGCTTATGAAGTTTTTGAGAACAAAGACTTAATAGATGTAGATATTATTATTTCTAATGAGTTGGATAATGGTATCAGTGCTAAGAACTTAGCTGAAACAAGATTAGACTGTATAGCATATCTTGGAATTCCTTATGAGTATGTTGAGAATGAAAACTTGGGTATCCTAACAGTGTCTAAGAGAAGTGCTGAAGCAACTTCAAATATAGTTAGATTTAGAAACGCTACCCACTACAACACAGACAGGGTTTCTTTAGTAGCTAACTATAAGTATCAGTATGACAGATACAATGACACTTATCGTTGGATTAACTTTGCAGGAGATGTAGCAGGTCTGAGAGCAAGGACATCTCAGGACTTAGAACCTTGGTATGCGAGTGCAGGTCTTAACAGAGGTCAGTTAAAGAATGTAACTAAGTTAGCTTACAATCCTAATCAGACACAGAGAAACACACTGTATACTAATGGGATTAACCCAATCGTTGACTTCCCAGGACAAGGAATTGTCTTATGGGGTCAGAAGACAATGTTAGATAAGGCAAGTTCCTTTGACCGCGTAAATGTAAGATGTCTGTTTAACACTATTGAAAGAGCATTAGCTAAGATGTCTAAGTATCAGGTAATGGAATTTAATGATACCTTTACTAGAAACAGAATTATTGCTATTATGAAACCATATTTAGCATCTGTCCAAGCAGGAAGAGGTATTCAAGACTTCCACATTATTTGTGATACATCCAATAATACTCCTGATGTAATTTCAAGAAATCAGTTAGTTGTGGATATCTACATAAAGCCAACGTATGTAGCAGAGATGATACATTTAAACTTTATAAATGCTGGTACAAATGATTTCAGCTCAGTTATAACAACAAATAACAACTAAAATCAATAATCATTAAAATATTAAAGACCTCTTATTAAGAGGTCTTTTATTATGTTTCAAAAATTTAATCCATCAAAGTTTATGAATGTTAATATATTAGAAATCATATTCAAACAGTTAGATCCTATTCAGTATGGTGCTTATAATGCTAAGACTAAGACATTTACTGATACGATTAACGATACTAATTATAAAGATATTAAGTTATTAACTCCAGCAGAGACACTTAAGTAT